CTTCCAGAGATGTTCACGCGTGGACCTGTGTCACCTGTCACATTACCACCCATCGGTGCCTGAGTTCCCTGTGCCTTCGCCCCGGCAGCGGCCATTTCCGAAGTCTCACCCTCGGGTGGTGGCGCTTCGGCCATTGCAGCAGCACGCGCCTCGGCTTCCAGTCGGGCATCGATTTCCTCGGCGGACGGGACAATCTCTTGTCCGTCCATGCCGATGTTGCTGGAAACCTGTCGCAACAGGTTAGCGCGGCCCTTAATCCCAACAATTCCAGCATCGATCGGATTAGCAGTGATCTGCAAGAACTCAAGCTGACGGGAGCGCTCAGTCTCGCGCTGTATGGCAACGTTGACGCCTTTGACCTCAATGTTCTCGTCACCTTTAAGCCAGCCCGCAGCATCAGAAAGCATCAACACATCAACAAGACCACTCAGTAGTGGGTCAAATATGTCGCGGTCAATATTGGCCGCAACCGTTTGGAGTATTTTACTGGCGTTGTTCATCAACATCGCCAGACCGGACGACGTTCTACCGGCTCCTGATCCCACACCCCCGCCAGCCAGATACTTGGGTATGGCGCTGATATCGTCCGCTAGAGCCTGAAACGCTTGGTAGACGGCTAGAAGTTCCTGCGCGTTGCTTTGCGGCTGGAAGAACTCGATTGGCGGTTGTGTGTTCCCGTTCCCCGTTGGGTCGCTCTGGGCGTGCCACCGCTTCCACGGGAACAGTTGTTCCCCGTTCTCCCCCGGCGCTAGCCTGTCGTCTAAGACGATCACTTGCGGCCCGGAGGCTATCGACATATTGTTGACCAAGGACCGCAAGGTCGCGTTGGTAACGTCCTCTATGTCGCTCAAAATATCCGGTAGCCCATTCCCAACCGGCGTCCCCGGCACTTTCTCGAATGACGTGATGTAGTAGGGGTGGCGCTTCCTCGGGCTTGGCGTCAACTGGCACTTAATCACCCATTTGCCAATGAACCACAACTCCACGTAATGGTCACGCAACGGAGCGGCCAAAACGGCCGGGTCTTCCATACCGTAGTCGATAAGCAACCGGCCTTGAATGTTGCCGGTAAACTTGAGCATGTTCATCATGCCCGACCGGTTCCACCGGGGATTTTCCCGGTTCTCGTACAGTGCCCGCTCTGTGTCGGTATAGTCCCAGTCGTCGGCTATACCACCCTTACCGTACTCGTCCAACACGGCTTCAACGTTGGCTGTATTGAAGCCGGGAAGGTCAAGACAGTCGTTAAGTTCGGCGCGAGTGATCCTCCCCCGCTCAATCACGTCCGCCTGTTCGATTGTGCTGGCCCCCGGTGTCCAGTACAAATCAAACGGCGATATGCGATACCAGCACAAACGTGGCTGGTTAGTGATTGTGGCTGTCCCGTTCGGCCCATAGCGAACCTGCGGGACTACGCGGACTTCTGGCCCCTTAATGCAAGCAAAGGGGAACAGCGGCAAATCGACTAAAAATTCCGCAAAAGCCTGATACAACCCGCCTTCAACGAATATTTCCTCAATCTTCTCTTCACTCAACTTGGCGCGGTCGGCGGCGTTCTTTTTCTCCGTGTCCCGCGCCATGATGAAAAGCTGCTTCGCGCGCTCGCGTGCAGCCTGCTCGTCTACGGGTTGTCCTGACTGTTTTAGATAGAACAACTCCATCAAGACGATTTTCTGAATAGCCTCCTGCACTTCCTGCGGGACATCGGGGTCGGCGGGTGCGCCAATACCCCATGGTCTTTCCGGCGAGAGGTAAACGTCCCGTAGCAGTGAGGTGGCCCCACGACACTTCATGGCGACCAGTCTGGCGTAGACTTCTGACCCCCCGAACTGCCGGATCGCCGCTAACTTCTGGGGGTCATACTGTCCATTGAAAGTGCGCAGTGCGGCTAAAAGCCTACGCGCCCAACCGGGCTGCGTGTTGCGATGATTTGAGAAAATGTCATATTGGTTCTGAACATAGCCCGCCAAGTCCTCAAGCGTCTCTTCACTTGGCGTGGTGTTTTTCGCAGCCTGCTCTTTTTCGAGCATCTGTGAAAGCGCTGTCCCACCTATAACCCGCAAACCGGGTCGAGTAGGATGCACGCTGACCGGAGGCGGAACCGCAGTCGGGATCGCTTCTGCCATGGCCTTGACATTGGGTTGAAGACGTGCAACTATAGCACGGTATCGTAGAGGCTGTCAAGTGGGCCTGTTATGAGCATTCCACAGCAATTAGACCTCGGTCGAGACGTTCACGTGATCAAGTTAGCACGTGAAATTGCCATTGACCACTATCCCGTCACCGACGTTCTCGCCCGCTACGGCATCGCTAGCGAAGACTGGGAAGCCCTCCAAGAGTGGCCCCGCTTCCAAGAATTGCTCAACTACGAGCGCCAGCAATGGCACGGTGCCCTCAACACTAATGCACGCGTCCGCCTCAAGTCTGCCACTCTGATTGAAGAGTGGATGGAACAAGCAGACGGCCACCTGCACGACAAAGCAGGCTCACTCGGACAGAAAATCGAGCTAATCAAGCTGCTCGGCAAGTTCGCCATGCTTGACGCGCCGCCAGCCGATGCTGCCATTGCGTCCGGTGGTGGCCGTGTCACCATCAACATCAACATGGGTGGCCCTCAAGTTGACTATGAGGACGAGGGTCCGGTCATTGACATGGTGGCTGAAGAACAAGACCCCGATTTAGTCGAATTCGACTGGGAAGAAGAGTTCCCCATTGACCCGGTTCCGGGGTCAGAAGCCATCTTTGAAGACGCGTAACGTCACATTGGGTATGACATTATGGCCATAATTACCGACGATATTAACATATCGTATGGTGCTTCACCTACAATTGGCCGGTTCATGCAGTCAGACGCCTTCGGGCGTCTTATTGCTGGCCCTGTTGGCTCGGGCAAGACTTTGGGCTGCATTTTTGAATTGTTGAGGCGTAGCATTGAGCAAGCTAAGGCCCCTGATGGCTTCCGATATACCCGATGGGCGATTGTACGGCAAACCCTCAAACAGATGCGTGAGACGCTGCTGAAGGACGTTATGTCCGGTTTGCAGGGAATTGTCTCGTACAAAGTCTCTGAACACACCATCTACGTCTCGTTCGGTGACGTACGATCCGAGTGGATACTTATTCCGCTCGAAAACATTGAGGATCAACGCCGCCTCCTATCGTCGCAATTGACTGGCGCGTGGATCAACGAAGGCATAGAAATTGACCTCTCGCTGATCGACCCTATCGGTGGCCGCTGTGGACGTTTCCCCGGCCCAAAGCTAGGCGGCTGCACGTGGAAGGGGATCATTGTAGATACCAACTTTCCCGAGGAAGGCTCCGAGTGGTTCAACTTCATGGAAACCACTGTGCCAGCCGACTGGCAAATGTTCTACCAACCCGGTGGCCTCACTGAGGAAGCTGAAAACCTACAGTGGCTAAACCAAACGCCGGAGACTTTGCTCCTTGCGGAAGATGACCCCACCCGCATAGCCCAAGGTCGAAAGTATTATGAGCGGCTTGCTGGCTCCACCCTTGGTCCCAATTGGGTAAAACGTTACGTACACGCACTGTTCGGCGATGACCCCAGTGGTACGTCCGTATTCCGTGACAGTTTTGTTAAGCATTTTCACGTTAAAGCATCGATAGAGCCAGTCCTTGGGCATTTCCTGCTTATCGGGCAGGATTTCGGACGCGATCCGTGGAGCATTATCTGTCAACCCAACCATAAGGGTCAATTGCTTGTTCTTGGTGAGGTACCAGTCGAAAATATGGGGTTGGAAAAACACATCCAACTCAATCTCCGTCCCCTCCTGATGACTGACAGATATAGGGGTCGTCCAGTAGCGGTAGTGGGCGACCCTGCGGGCGTCGCTAAAGATAGCCTCTACGAAGAAACAAGTTTCGACCTTCTCAAGAAGCATGGCTTTAGCGCCTACCCTGCCCCAACCAACGATATAGACGCTCGATTGCGCGCCGTGGAAACTTGGTTCCTAGAGCAGCGCGGCGGCGAAGCCGCGATACTAATCGACGGGGGACGTTGCCCGAAGTTAGTTCGTGCTTTGTCAGGCGGTTATAAGTTCGGTAAGACACGTGATGGTAAGCGGAAAGCCCTACCTGAGAAGGACGAACATAGCCACCCAGTAGACGCCTTGCAGTATGCCTGTCTCGCGTCATTGGGTGGCCAGCAGTTGCAGTATATTACGCGCCGTTTGCAGTCACAGATGCACCGGACTGTTCGTCCCCCGATGCCAACGATTGCATGGACTTAGCTTCCGGCCAATTCACCACGCCCCGTACAGCCGTAATTGTCTCGTTGATGCGTCCGGGGTTGACGCCGAACAGCGACGCCAAAATATGCTGGTCAACACCAAGGTACAAATACCCAAACGCCACCTGCACGCGCTCCTTCGGCGTTAAGTCGATTTTCTGCTCAATTCCTCTAGCCATTTCCCTCTCCTGCCAGTAGTAGACGGCACTGGGCTACTAATGCATCGCTCGGGAATAGTGCCTTGCTTTCCCGAAGGACGAGCGGTCCTGTGTTGCACAAGATGAAGACCACCACCTCATCCTCCCAGTCTACTGCGTGGATATACTCAAATGGAGAATGCCACAACTCCCCCGGCTGTTTATGGCTTTCCGGGTTGAGCCGCCATAGCAGCATCCCTGTAGCACTGAGTTTGTCAGCGCGGTAGTCCCACGCTTCCCGACTCATGCGGACGCCAGCAGCGCGCCGTAGACTGTTAAGTTCGTATTTGGAAATCCACGGCATTGCTTATGGACCCCATCCGTGTTTAAGCAGCCAACCCATGACAAGTAGCCATAGGACTACGGCAAGCGCACCAGCGCCAGCTAGCATCCAAGCCCACCACGGCATTAGGGCACCGCTGTCCGTACCGCCGCGTCTTTGGCTTCCAGCAACTTGCGCAGAGCCACAGTACGCTCGGCATTGCGGGGATAGTTGCGGACGATGTGCCCCGCCAGTTGAGCGAATGGCTCGCTGTATATCTGCATCTTAGGTGGCAGGTGCTCGAACCCGAAAAACTTCAAAATCGGGTCAGTTTCGATCTGTTCTTCAGTGAACATGCTCTTTTATCCTCAGTTGGGGGTTGACTTTCTCAAATGGGGGCATAATACACCACTGGAATATGTCCCCTTCTATGTCAGGCTGTGCCGTCGTCCACGTCACGTTCATCACGTGGACTTTGCCCGATAGTAGCACTTTTAGGCGGGCTTTGAAGCCCATTTGTAGCACCACTTCAGTTTTCAGCGTCCCCTGCGGGCGCTTGTAAATACTCGGCTCAACCTCTTTTATTAGGTAATTGGGTGGGTCAAAGTTCACGTACTGGAACCGCTTAAACCCCATCCTGTACCACAGCCAATCTAATGTCATATCAGATGTGACCTTTACCCCGCGTTTTAGTGTAAGCCCTCATCACCTGCAAGAATATGTACTGCACGGAATATGCCTCAAACTCACTCCCCGGCTTTTTTTCCCCCATCCCCGTCAGCATGTCCTGATAGGCGTGCACGCACTCGTGTAGTATGACTCCCAACGCATTGCCAAAGTGCTTGTCAGTCTGAAAGTCTTTGTCAATGCGTTTGTTGACCGTAATAACC